GAGAAAACTAAATACACTATATAAAAGGACTGTCTGTATACAATGAAACTTATCAGAGAAGAAATCGAAAGTGTAGAGGTAATCGTTGAGCAACGCAACGGTCAAAAGCACCTCTACATTGAAGGTATCTTCCTTCAGGGAGATATCAAGAATCGTAACGGAAGAATGTATCCTTCCGAAACTCTTGCCAGAGAAGTCGGTCGTTACAATGAACAATTCATTTGTAAAGGTCGTGCTCTTGGTGAACTCGGTCACCCCGATGGTCCTTCCATCAACCTTGACCGTGTTTCCCACAAGATTACTTGTCTGAGACAGGAAGGCACTAACTTCATTGGTAGAGCACAGATTCTGTCTACCCCTATGGGTAAGATTGCATCTTCACTCCTTGATGAGGGTGTAATGCTCGGAGTTTCTTCCAGAGGCATGGGTTCTCTGAGAGAAGACCGTAATGGTATCAAGGTTGTTGGTGAAGATTTTATGCTTGCCACTGCTGCTGATATCGTTGCCGATCCTTCCGCACCTGACGCATTTGTCAATGGTATTATGGAAGGAAAAGATTGGGTATGGGACGGTGGTATTCTCCGTGAAAAATATGCAGAGAAAACCTACAAACAGATCAACACACTCGTTGATCAAAGAAGACTTGAAGAGAATAAGTTGAGATTATTCAATAACTTCTTATCAAATCTATAATTTATAAATAAATACAGATTATCACTAGATCAATCAATCGGAGAAATCGAAAAATGTCCGCTGGTAAAGATTTACAAGAAATGGAAAATCCCGTAACAAGGGGTGCGAAGCCTGCTGAGCCAATGGATGCATCTAAGAAAGCTTCTTATACTGTTGCCCAAGGCACAGTAGAAGATCTTGGAGGTCCAACCCCTTATAACTATAGGTCCGACGACGGCTCTGCCGCACTGAGAGCTCCTTCTCTGGCAACAGTTAAGGATATCGTTAATAAGGGTGCTAAGCCTGCCGAACCCATGCCATCTGCTCCTAAGTATGTTGCCGCTGGTGACGACGTAGAACTGGAAGATGGTCAAGAGGTTGTTGCGGAAGCCGAAGAAGAGGTCATCAATGTTGATGAAGACCTTGCTGCTCTGTTCGGTGGTGAGGAGCTCTCTGAAGAGTTCCAAGAGAAAGCAAAGACAATTTTCGAAGCTGCTCTGACTGCTAAGATTGGTGAAATCCAAGAAGCTCTTGCTGCTGAGTATGAGCAGGCTCTCACTGAGAACCTGGTCGAAGTCAAGGCAGAGCTCGTAGAAAGACTCGATGCATATCTTGAGTATGTTGCCGATGAGTGGCTGACCGAGAATGCTATCGAAGTTGAGAACGGTCTGAAGACCGAGATGACCGAATCCTTCCTGGAAGGAATGAGAGGTCTTTTTGAAGATCATTATGTATCTATCCCTGAAGAAAGATATGATGTTCTTGAGAGCATGGTAGCTAAACTTGACGAAATGGAAGATAAACTCAACGAACAGATCGAGAAGAATATTTCCCTCACAGGAAGACTTGCTGAAACCACTGCCGAAGGTATCTTCGGTAAGGTAACTGAAGGTCTTGCTGATACACAAAAGGAAAAACTTGCTTCTCTTGCTGAAGGAGTTGAGTTTGCGGGTGAAGAAGAATACCGTGAAAAGCTAGTAACTCTTAGAGAGTCGTATTTCCCCTCTGCTAAGAGTGTTAACACAAACTCTTCTGAAGTTCTGACAGAGAGCACTGGTGAGCCTGTCCAAGAAGCATCTTCTGATGCCATGGCTGCTTACATGAGAGCCCTCTCGATGAAATCCTGATTATAGATTGTAAACCACAAACTTTCCCCTAAAGGAGAACAATGTTTAATTCCGAAAAGCTTATGGAGAAGTGGGGTCCTCTGCTGAATGCAGAGTCCTGCGATCCTATTAGAGATTCCCACAGAAAGGCTGTTACTGCCGTTCTGCTCGAAAACCAAGAGAGATTCCTGCGTGAGCAGTCTGCCTTCGAAAACGGTGGAATGCTGACCGAATCCCCCACCAATGCTGCTAATGCTGCTGGTGCTTCGGGTGGTTTCGGTGGTGGTGCTGCTGCCGCTGGTCCTGTTGCTGGTTTCGACCCCGTTCTGATCTCCTTGATCAGACGTTCTATGCCCAACCTGGTTGCTTATGACCTGGCTGGTGTTCAACCAATGAATGGTCCTACTGGACTGATCTTCGCAATGCGTTCCCGCTACTCCACTCAGAGTGGCACCGAAGCTCTGTTCGACGAGCCCGATACCTCCTTCTCCTCCACTAAGGGTGGAGCACTGTCTGGTAACTACTCTGGACAACCCTTCGATGGTTCTATCGTTGGTTTCGGTACAACTGGTGATCAGCGTGGCACCAACCCCTCCGTTCTGTCTGGTGCTGGCACCACGACTGGCATCGGTACTCAGTACAATGTCGGTCAAGGCATGGAGACTGGTACTTCTGAGTCTCTGGGTGAGTCTGGTGAGCAGGACTTCGGTCAGATGGCTTTCTCGATCGAGAAAGTTACCGTTACTGCTAAGTCCCGTGCTCTGAAGGCTGAGTACTCCCTGGAACTGGCACAAGACCTTCGTGCTATCCACGGTCTGAATGCTGAAGCCGAA